TCAAAGTACCACTAAACATAAATTCACCACCAGCCTCATTTAACTTTTTTTTTGAATCTTTAACTTTAACCATTTGATTAGCTTTATCAACTAATTCAACTGCTTCTTTTTTCTTTCTAGCCTTTTTCTCTTCAGGTGCTTTAACTTTAGGAGCTGAAGGTGATTCAACGCCAGCTAATTTTAATGCTGTGTAGTAGAATGGATTTTCTCTTAAATGATCCAAAGCAATTTTCTTTGCTTTATCTAAATCATCTGTATGTTCCAATTCAACTTTAATACCCATTCTTACTTCTTGTGGATGGAATTGATTGGGATGATCTGCTACTGCTTCTTTTTTCTTTTTAGCTTCATTAATTTTTCCTTCTGTAGGAGCAGACATTTCATCACCCATATTTCCTGGGTATAAGTCAACACTTTCACCACGATTTCTAACAAACTTATCTAATATATGATCAATAAGTCCTTCAGAATTATCAAAGTAATAACTTTTATCTTTTTTAAATTCAGGAGTACGGAAATAAGCATCAATTTCTTCAAAAGATTCGTATGGTATTTCTTCTCCACTTTCTTTTTCGTATCTTTGGTTTATATAATCGTGTAATCTTTCAAGATCATAAGATGTTTTATCACTAGGATCATCCCATCCATAATCACCTTCATCCATATTTTTTAAACTTTCACTTGCATCCATACCATAGGCATCAAACATATCAGGATCTTCATAGTCTTCATCTTCAGGATAAAATTGATCATCAACGACTTGAATTGATTTAGGATCAACATATATAAATCCTTCTCTATCTATTGAAGAAATAGTAGCAGTATATCTAGTATCATCTTCATCATATAAATCTACTGTTCCTCCAGGAGCATCAGGTTCACCACTTTGATTATCAACATACAATGTTTTACCATTATACTCATAAGTAGGTTCATCAGTATATTCTTCACTAAGTCCACCTTCAAAATCTTGGAATTTAGTATATTTGCCTGCTTCTTCTTCTTCACCTCTAGAGATCATGTCTTCGATATCAGCATCTTCATTACCACTGAACATTGCTACAATTTGTTTAGCAGCATCTAATGGATTTTCAAATTTATCTTTTAAATTACGTTCAGTAGTATTATCCATATAATCCTTAATATCCTCAAATACTTCTGCTGAAATATCAGGATATTCGTTTTCAATTACACCCCATATACGTCCTTTGTAAGAAGCAGCATATTTTTCTTCTGGGTCGTAATACTCAGTTAAATCACCTTCATGTCCTTCAACATCAACAGCATCTTGTGGGAACATAGATTCTAATTCATCTGGGTCCATGCCTGTATTTTGGGCTAGGAGTTCTAAAGCTTCAGAATATGAGTATCCTTTAGCAAGAAGATTTTTAAAATCATTTTCAACACCACCTAATTCAGCGTTGCGGTTAAGATCACCTTCAGTTAAAATAGCCTTGTTTTTAAGGATTTTAACAGCATCTTTAAATGAAGTTACATTAGTAATGTATTGAGGCATCATCATACGAACATTTCTCATAAAGTTCGATTGTGACATTTTGCCTTCTTTCAAATCGCGATATTGGTTTGCTATACTTTTCATAGTTATCTTCCTTGGCCACGATAGTTTTTTTCGCTTCTATCGTGTTTGTTAAATGATTTTTTTGCTTTACCTAATTTACGTTTACCAAAGGTGATCTTACGGGATTCACCCATTTTGGAACCTTTTGCTTTAGCCATTATTGGTACAAGTTTTTAATTTTGTTATTTATTTTAAATTTAGATAGATTTACATCTGTTCCTGATTGTAATCTTCTTTATAGTATCTAATATTATCAGCAATATCATCAAGTTCTCCTACACGTTTATTGAATAAAAGTCTTTTTAGTTTAGGATATGGAGTATCTTCTATTTCATCATCAAAACTTTCAATGGCCTGTAATAGATTGTTATATTCACTGGATTTTTTGCCGGTTTCAGTCCATTGCATAACATCATCGTAATGTTTTAATAATATATCTCTATTGACAACAATATATTTGACAAATTCTTCTTTATTATCATCAATATCAAAACTCATACCTTCATTTATTTTTAAAATACCAGCTAATTGCTGCATTCTTTTTATTTCGTTGATTTGCTGTTTCATTATTGATGCAAATTTTTAATTTTGTTATTTAAATGATTTACCATTTCGGAAATTTTACCAATGTTATTTTGGGTAGCTTTCCAATATTTTATTCCTTCTTCACCTTCACTTAATTCTTGCTTCATGCGAGAAGTATATTCTACAATACGATCAATTTCAGCTAATTTACGTTTTACTTCACGAATTGCTTTATGTAATTGTTCAGATTTGGTTCTGAATTTTACATCTTTTTTAAACTTAGAATATGTTACTTCGTTAAGTAATTCTTGCTCGATAATTTTTAATAGTGATTCGTTCATAGCAGATTTTTTACCTTTCCATAATTCTTTATAATCAAGCACTTTAGAATTTTTAGGCATTCCTGGTGCTAATTTCCATCCTGATCTTTGTGCTTGTTTAGTAGCGGCGTTTGGGCCTTGCCCTTTTTTAGCAAATGCTAGTGGAGTAGAATATGCTTCTCCACTACCAGTAGTAGACATTTCTTCTAGCTGTTGACGTATTAGGGATTTTATGTATTCTTTTAAATTCATTATTTTAAAGTAACTTCAAATATTATTCCACTTATAGGGCTTGTTATTTTTTTAGTTTTAGGATCCTCTACGTGACCAAACTGATGATTAAAAGCAGAAACAGAACATTCAATCACAAATGTTCCTGCTACTTTACTAAAATCACTAAGTCTAGATATTTTATGTACATTTATACTATAATCATTGTTAATTTTAATTGGACCCATTTCTCCAACAAAATTATTCATTATATCACATATTTTACTCTTAGGAAGATTTATTTTATATTTTTTCCCAGACTCAAAATTAATTGGAGCTCCTTCTTTTATCCCAGCTAATTCTTGTAGTCTATTCATTTTATTTAGCGCTTTTTAATTCTTCTATTAATTGATAATATTGCAAAAGAGAAACAATATTTTCATCTTTTACATTTTGTGTTTTGTCTAATGGATGTAATAAGGTAACCACTTCAGCCAATTTAATCTGAGTGGTTTTATCGGCTACTGAAGGTATTAATTTTTTAATTTCTTCAGTAATAGTATTGAAATTAGTATTAACAAAATCACGTAATTTAGTTGTATTACTAATATTATTAATAAATTCTTTCAATATGAGTTTTTGGCGATCTGATAAAGTAGCATATTTGCTGTTGAATTTCTCCAACAACATGCGATAAGCAAGTATACGAGAACCCTTATCCATATTAGCATATTCTTCCATTACACGATCTTTAACACCTTCCTTATTTACTTCTTTACGTGTAATGTGCTCTAATAATGTAATCTTATTATCAATGATTTGCTGTGGGTCAGTAAATTCAAGTGAATTGTGTACCTCGATTAAATTATATACAGCAGCATACTGTGAGTAGTTATTGATTTTGGCTTTGAAGAATTCTTCAATGTCGTATGTTTCACGTATTTCCTTAATCAAATTGTATTTTTCCTTACGTAAAGCCGTTTTGTTTAAACGCAAAGAAGCATCCAACGTTGCGTTGATGAATGTTTCAGCTTTAGCTTCACTTAATGATTTAGGAGATACTAAGGTTTGATATAATTTATATTCTTTAGCTAATTCGGATTTGCCAAAATATTTTCTAACCAATCCAACAGCCGCAGAATCTTTATTAGAAATGGTATCTGAGGCTATTTGGCGAACCAATAGCTCGAATAAGATACCAGTATTCTTGAACTTGCTGTGTTTAATTTTCATAATGAATAGTATGCACTATCTATAAATATTTAATTATTGTACGCCCTTGATATTTTTTTCATCTAATAGTGATGGTTCTTGTTCAGGTTTGAACACTAATTCTTTGCGAACTATATTCATACCTTCAAACAAATGCTTATTTCTTTTCAATTCATTTAATGCTAATGGTGAACCACCTTTTGGTGTTCCTTCACCAGTTTCATTAGGAGTTGATAAAGTATTATTAGCTATCTTACCTGTTCTGTCCTTACCTAATGGATCTTGTTGTGTTCCAACTATAGATGCTCTTTCTTTAGGACGACCAGGTTTTTTCTCATCATATCCAGCAGGTACAGGACCATTATCGTTCATTCCTGATCTGCCTTTACCATATAATGATGCTAAATCGTGTGGTGTACCAAATGATCTACCTGTTTTAGCTGGGTCGTTGCCTTCATTTTCAATTTGAGCTAAACGGAATACGCGTTTTTTATCTTCAATCATTAAATCACGGTATTCATCAAATTCATCTTCACTAAATTGGAATATTTTATCATAAATCCAATCTGAAGGGAGTAAATTGGTATCCTGGATTGATTTAGCTAGGTCAACTTTTTCCTTCCATAATGCTATTTTTTCTTGTTCGTAGATTATAGATGGAACTGTTAAAGATAATTCAAAGTTTGACAATGCTTCACCATCATATCCTTGAACATATAAATGCACTAATGCAATTTTATACAATTCAGATAATGCAATACGTTGAATACGTTCTACTGTGCGAGCGAAGCGAATATCTTCAGCAGCTAATGTAGCTTTACCTTCAAGATCTTTTTCAAATCCAAAGAATGCTTTAGGCACTTTTAACGCAGCTAACATTTCATCACGTAAGAAATTTACGTCTTCAATTGCATTATATTCAAGACCTTTAATGGTATCAATCTTAGTTGCTGTATCATTACCACGAGTTGGAAGATAAAAGTCTTCCATCATGTTTTGTACATTATATTTTAAATTATATTCACCAGTTTGTTGATCAACATATGGAGTTTTCTTCATCTTCTGCATTATTTTCTGCATGAATCCGTCAACTTCATGTGGTGGAATATTACCAACATTAACAGTGAATACGCGTTTTTCTGGGGCGCGAGTAATACGATGCAACAACATTGCATCTTTCATTAGCACATATTGCTTATATGTTTTACGAGCAGGCTCAATGTACGATCTACCATAAGGTAAATAGTTAGCATCAGTTAATAATCTAAAGTGAGCTACTTCGTAGTTTTCAAGTATAATTTTACCCTCTTTATCTTTAGGACGATCAATCATACTACCACCCATAGCAATAACCATAGGATCGATTCTAAAACGTACTAAAGATGGATTGTGAGGGTCTAATCCTTCCTCACGAATCATATCATAAACAGATAATGGTGTTACATTGTATACACCAAATTGATCTGCTATTTCAAGGTGTAAATAGAAATCACCATATTTACACATGTTTCTAATCCACAACCATAAGTTAAATTCGATGTTTAAAACATCGTAAAATAAATTATAAAGAATACGCTGGATATTATCGTCAGCGCTTCTAATTTGTAATATTTCACCTACTTCGTTTTTTAAAGTAGATTCATCAGAAATAATGTCAAGAGTAGATGCAATGATTGATTCTGTATCCATAGCTTCATAGTCAGTATACAACTGAATACGAAGTGTTTGGTAATTCATTGTAGGGTTGTATGGCATATTAGCGCCATAGCGGTGTAGCTTAGTAAATCTATCAATAAGAGCGTTGGTCTTTACATTACCATATGCTTGAATTTTATCAACATCTATGGTTTTTAATTGATTGCCACCAACATTTCTTATAATAACGTCTGTGCTGAAGAGACGTCTTAATCTATCGAATAAGCCTATTTGATTTTCAGCCATGTTTTGTATTTAATAATATACCAATAAATATTTATTAACCAAGTACCCATGAAATATCTTCGAATCCCCCACGACCATCATTAATCATGAATGGGTTTTGATATCCACTAGGTACTGTTGGTCCTCCTATATAACCTGTTTTAGTAATACTAGATACCATAGCCCTGTTTAAATCCATACCCTGCTCATAAAATTTCATTGCAGTATCTCTTGTAAACAAACCTATACCTAAAGACATTACTAAATCATCGTTATAACCGTTTTGTGCTTGAGCTTTACCATTTTGCCAAATAAACACACGTAATTCTTCTAATAAACGTTTTGATCTAAACACAAAGACCTTCTCTCGAATGTACGACTCCATTTTTGAAACAACAAGGGGTCTTGTTTTGGATGACATTGTAAAACCAGGAACCGTTTGTTCTTTATCCATTTTATCTAGCCATTTATCTATATGCATTTCACCATAAGCACGAGGTGAATAATATAATTTTTGATATCCTTTTTCTATAATAGTATTAATAACGTCCCATCCAACATTCGCATTCTCCACCACGAGCAAAGCATTATTATACTCAGTAGCAACAGAAACAAGCATGTTTCCAAAAGTACGAGTGTCAATTTGCGATTTATATTCAGCCACTTGCTCACAAGTCGTCGCATCAATGACATGGAAAGCAGAAAAGTCGCTACCATCTCCGCGAGCAACATCAGCACATACAAGATACTGCTTACTATAATCAGGATACTGCCAAATCCAATAGTCGCCACCCATAAACCTGCGTTCCACAGGATCTTGTAAATATGTTTCTTCATAAAATGATAATAAATCAGGTTCAACTACTGAATTACCAGAACCTAAAAAGTCACATTCATATTCCTGAGCAAATTCTCTAGGTGACATGTTTGTTCTTTCTCTTTGTTCCCAAGCTTCATCTCTATCTGGATGTAGGCTCCAAGGTAGTTTAATTGCTTTAAAGTCGTTTTTACCTATTTCAGCCTCAGCATACATTCTATGAAACCAGTTACCTACACCATTTGGAGAAGATAAAGCAATAATTCCTCCACCTGTTGCAATTGTAGGTTTAATACTTGTATAAATTCTATCAATACCCTCAATAAACGCAGCCTCATCCACTAATAATAAAGACACGGCGTAGGATCGACCTGCATCTGATGCTGCTGATGTAGCTACAATTTGAGAGTTATTAGCTAATTTAAGTGATAATTTATTGTCTGAAACTGGTTTTTGATTGCCTTTTAGCCAGCTAGGTAGGTTATTATACATAAACTGTACCTTTTCAACCATGCCTTTAGCTGTTTCTTGTTTTGTTGCTATACAAAGTACTGTTTTGTCTTTTTGAAATAACATCATCCACAAAGAAAAACCAGCAACTAATGTTGATATAC